TCAGCGATTTTTATTTTTTAAATTTTTCCCATGTTTCTGATTTTCCCAATTAAAAGCATCGTTTAATCCAATCTTGTATATTTTAAAAGTATATGTTTTTAAAACTTTCATTATTATTTTATCACAAAAATTAAGATTTTCCCCTATTTTATCAAAAATTATTTGTTTTTTATTATATTTTCTCATAAATATCCCTCCTATGAATGATATTTAGAGATATCTCTTATTATATATTTTACCATATTATGTAAAACAAAATAACTATTCTAGCCGTTAGTTATTATCCTTGCTTTTCATTGAAACTACTTGATTACAAAATTCGACAAAAAACGACTTTTTCCCATTTTTTCCTATAAATTCTCATTATCATTTCAAGTCATTTACTAATTTATCAATATAATCTTCTTCTGCATTATTTGAATTAATAATATAATTGTCAATAAATTTTTCTTTTTCATCTATATATAATTTTAATCCATTATAATCTTTTCTTTCTGTGTACCATTTTACTTTATTTATAATTTCTTTACATATTTTTAATTCTTCCATATTATCACCAAAAAAATTATAACAGAAATACCTTAATCGTGCAATAGTTATAGTGCCTGTATCTTAAAGCAAAAAGAGTTTAAATATAAATATGTTCATTGTAAAATAGATATCAGAAAGGAAGGTGAGAAACTTGGTATATGTAAGAGTAAAAGAAATATTAAAAGAAAAAAAGAAAACAAAGTATTGGTTCGTAAAAAAAATGGAAGGAGGTTATCAAGCATTATCACATCTGATAGATAATGAAACTACTGGAATACATTTTGATACATTAGAAAAACTTTGTAATGTTTTAGAATGTGAACCAGGAGATATCTTAGTTTTGAAAAAAAGAAAGGAAAAATTAAAAAAATGAGTAAATTACTGAATCAATATAATGAACTAAAAAAGAATGATGCATCTTCAGTTTACTTGTTTAGAGTTGGGATTTTCTATAACATTTTAAATGAAGATGCAAAATTAATCAACGAGAAATTAGGGCTTAAAATAACCGACTTGGGACCTTCAATATTCAAGTGCGGATTTCCCGTTTCTCAGTTAGATAAATATATCATACTACTAAATAAAATGAAAATAAAGTATAAAGTAGTAGATAATTTGCCAAATACAAATTTAAATGATTATATGAAAAACATAGAGATAAAAAAAGTTTTGAATAAAATTTCTAATCTAGATATGAATAATACTACATTTCAACAAGCATTTAATATTTTATTAGAAATTCAAAATAAATTAAAAAATATTAAGTAGAGGAATACATCCTCTACTTATTTTAGTAAATATCTATATTTTTAATACTTGTCCTGGATAAATTTTATTAGGATTTGCAATACCATTTTTCTTTGCGATTTCCTGGTATGTCGTTCCAAATTTACTTGCAATTCCAGACAAAGTATCTCCAGATTTTACAATATATGTTTTAGATGAATTAACACCAGATTTTTGATTTACTATTGTTTGTATTGCATCATAATCATACCCTGCTGCTTGTAGTTTTTTCTTTCTTTCAGATCCATTATCCCATTTACCAGCTAATACTTCATTTGCAATTTCCTCATTTGATTTTTTTGAAAAAATACCAGACAATTCATTAACTCTAGCTTGTACTACATCATAGTTATAACCTTCAGCAACTAATCTATTTTTTCTATCTTCGCCATTTCCCCAATCGCCAGCAAGAACTTCTTGTGCTAGTTGTTCTATTGACTTTTTAGCTGGTGTATTTGAAGATGAATTACTATTGTTATTTATTATTGATGGATAATCTTTATATGCTTCATTCATATCCACATTACCAGATATACCATTTACACTACCGCTAGATGTGTATTGCCATAATCCATAAATATTTTTATCAAATGATGCTCCCTTATTCCACCAAGCAATCCATTTATCAAATCTGTTTAGTCTTGAAGAATTTAGTTTTGTATCAAACCATGATTTTGAAGCATAAATTGCTGCATAATATCCTGCTTCCTCAAACATTAAACATTCTTTTTCACAAATAGATACAAGAACATCATTTGATGGCATACCATGTTTTCTTTTATATCCATCTGCATCTTCCATATCAATAATAACTGGAAATTTCACTTTATCTTTATATGGTGCTAAAGTTTTTATTACTAAGTTTGCTTCATTTATAGCATTATTTATATTTAATGCATAAGAATATGTATATACACCAAATGGCATTCCTACTCTAATACATTCTTCTATATTTCTGATGGCTTTACTATCTACTGAATTTTGCCCATAACTAATTCTTATAATAGCAAAATCAATTCCTGATGCCTTTACTGCATCCCAATTAATATTACCTTGATGTGCTGATACATCTATTCCTTTACTCATTAGCCCCACCTCCAAATTCATTTTCATCTCTTTGGATTTCTCCATTTCCTAGAATTTCATTTTCTTCCATTGAAAATTCCACCTTTCTTTAAAAAATAAATACTGGAAGATTTTTTTGATTTCTTCCAGTATTTTATAAACACCGTAATTTCTTTACGGTATTATTCTGTTTTACTTTCTTTTAGTTGAGTTCCAAAATAAAAGGCTATAATCATTAAATATATTTGCTCTATATCCATTTGTCCCATTATAGCCTTATATGCAACTACTAATGTTAGAATCAATGTTACTAAACTTTTTACATTTATTAATTTTGCTATCTTATCTTTCATAGTAAAACCTCCTAATTTAATTCCTTGAATTTTTCTTTTATAAAATCAAATTCACTATCCACATAGCCATTATGTAATTTTAATACTGATATTATTTCTTCATATTTATCATAAAAAGCAAATATGGTTTCAAATTCTTGTCTTGTTTTTACCACTCCATTTCGCAAATCTCCTGCAAAGGATAGGATTTCAAAACGAAGATGATCCTTTTCATTATTGTCAATTTTATTTGAAATCTCCTCTAATCTATTATTTTTCTTATTTGTAATTAGAGCTATTATCGCTGTTATTGTTGCAGGAGTTGCGGTAATTAATGCAACAATTATACTTGTCATTAGATTTCCTCACTTTCTTTTGCATAAAGAAAGAGCCTTATTTAGACTCCTCCTCCAATTTTTCTTTTACTTTTTTTCTCCATAGTTTTGGGACATCTTCAATTGTCATAGTTTTTAAATCTCTAATTTGAATTACATAAAAATTAATCATTTCCAATTACCTCCCCTATGTCTTTAACAGCTTGTTCAAGTATAGCAATTCTTTCTGTATTTGGTATTTCTACAACTCTTTTTGCATTTTCTTCTTTTGCAAATTTCAACCATTCATCATAATTTGCTTCAATACTTTCTGCAAGTGTATCTCTACTATTTACTTCTACTTCATACATATCGTATAAATATCTTGTTGTTTCTACTCCATCTGGATCTGTAACTTTGTCCTCTATTATATTGTCATAAAAAAGAACGGTACATTTACCGTTCTGATGTTTGCTTATTTCAAATTTATTTGGTTTTATTGAATTTTCTGTTTGCATAGCTCACCACTCCTTTTAACTTATTTATATCTATATATGGTCTTATATATTTTTGATTAAAATTGTAACTATTGCAATGTTTAAGCCAACCATAATAACTTATCATTGCTGAAGCATCTGTCAAAGTTACTTTATTTCTTTTATATATTCTTTTTGCCCTTCTCTTTATCCTTAAAAAATTTCCACGCCTTAAAGTTGTATATCCTCTGTAATATCGATACCCAATAAAATCAACTGGCCTACTATCAACTTTAAATAGCTGCCAGTTTTCCTTTAAATTTAGTCCTTCCTTTTTCAACTTCAATTCTATTTCATTTTTTATTTTCTTCAATTCCTTCTTGTTTCTGTGAAAAAGTAACATATCGTCCATATATCTTAAATAGTATTTTACCTTCATTTGTTCCTTTATAAAATGGTCTACATCTTGCAAATAAAAATTTGCAAACCATTGTGAAGTATAATTTCCGGATTGGAAGTCCACTTTCAGAGCTATCAATTATTGTATCAATAAGATCTAAAGTATCCCTGTCTTTTATAACTCTCATAAACTTTCTTTTCATTATTTCTTTATTTATCGATGGATAAAACTTTTTCACATCAAGTTTCAAAGCATATTTTGTATTCTTTCTATCATTTACTAATATTTTTTTTATATATTTTCCGCCATAATGTATGCCTCGGTTTGGAACTGAAGCACAACAATATTCATACATTCCTTTTTGAATTATTGGTTGTATTTGCTGCATCAATGCCCAATGAATAATCTGGTCCGGATAAAATTTAGGTTTATATATAATTCTTTCTTTTTTTCTTACACCATCGTGAATTAGCATTTTTATATACGGACTTGGTGTATATGTTTTATTGATAAGCATATTATATATTTCATCTACATAAAAATTGACATTGTCTAATATTTTAACTACACCATTTCTATCTTTTTTTCCTTTTGATGCATTTATAATAGCTTTTCTGATATTTTCCTTTTTGGTTATTTTTTCATATATATTTCCTACTCTTTTCACTTTTCCTCCTGGTTTTCTTATTTCGTCTACCGATTTTTCGCTCAAAAGGAGCTACTAGACCAGTCCAGTCTCGACTCAATTTTTAGCAAGTGCTATGGAAAATGATGTGTAAAAATAATTTAAAATAAGTAGGCGAGCCCCGTAATTCCAGTTCGAATTGCCGGAACCATTGTTCAAATTCAAGTAAAAGAACCCATCATTAGCACCATTGTTGAAATTACCCCCAGCAAACGCTAAAATGCAAAACGACAATTACAGGATCGCACACATCAAATCCCCTGTAGGATATTATATATATTTTTTTCCAAGATTTTAACTACTCTTGAATTAAGGTATTTATAATGGAGGCTGGCCGCCCCCATACCCCTGCTTATTACTGGTATTTAAGAAGGCGAGCCCCGTAACGCCAGTACGAATTGCCGGAACCATCGCCCAAAGCCAAGCAAAAGAACCCATCACCAGCACCATTGAGGAAATTACCCCCAGCAAACGCTATTCTGTTTCCTTCTGAACACCAGTATTTATCACATATTCCTGTTCCAGAACTTCCATTAGCTTCTATTGGAAGTTCAATTTCAGGATAATTTTCATCATATCCCAATTTACTTGGATAACAATCTGTTTGTTTTAAATTTGTATATCCAACCTGTTTATAAGGGGCAACAAATTTATCAGAAGCATATTGAGTAGGATCATCACAAACATATGCTACATAATCCTTGATATTAAGTCCATCTATTACTGTCCACATATTACTAAATACATTCTCAATACCTCTATATATAACTGAATGACATCCGTCATTTGATAGACAACCTGATTTCATTCCTAATTCATCACATTGTCCTGCTTTTTGACCTATTCCCCACAAAGCATTTCCTACTGCTATATTAACAGCAGCTCCATCAAAATACACTGCCTTACCAGTTACGCTTCCATTAGAAAAGTCTTCTATTTTAGTTATTGTTCTTTCAGAGGCTACAGAGTTATTCCAAGCATCTGTTGCTCCTATTGATATTGTTCTACCAACATACATATTACTTGAATTTGCAACAATTATTCTATTAACTTTATTTTCTGCAATTAAAGCCTTTGTATTAAACCATTCTGACACTCCTCTACCTAACTTGCTTTGAGAATTATAATCAGCATATTCTACTAAATATAATAATTGTAATATAAAATATCTAGTATCCATTTGACAAAATCCTTCGCCTACTGCTGTTGCTAAAGTCCTAAATGCTGCTATTGTTTTGTTATATGCTGGAATTGTTCCACTAATGCTGTGAGCAATTCCTTCAGCATCTACACTAATTCCATATCTACCAACAGAAAATTCTTTACTGTGTTTATATCCTGCTCTATTATAATCAGATATATAAATATATTCATAATCTCCTTTAACTTCTCTTTTGAACCAAAATTCTGGAATCCTTGTAAGTACTTCTCCATTTGATCCATCAAATTTAAAACCTGGTTCTCCATAAAATGCTGTTATTTTTTTATTTTTCGTATCATAATTATATGTAATTATATCAGACCATGGATATAAATTATCAAAATCGTTTTGAACTTCATCCCCATTTTTTGTTGCATTTGCAACCAAACCTGTATTATCACAAATTCTCTCCCATTTTGAAAGAACATTATCTACAATTTTTCTTCTAATACCATAATTTTTCCCAACAAATTCTCTAGCTTCAGTTATTGCTTCTTGTAATTCTTTTTCAGTTACATATATTTGAGTAGAATCTAATGTAATTGTAACATTACTAGCATTATCAACAATAACATTTATTTGAATATGTTTTTCTATTTTTTCAGCAATAGAATTATTTATATATTCTGCATTACTTCCTGCATTTGCATAAGCATATAATACTTTTGCTTTTGTATCCGGATCAATTGCAAATAATCCAATTTCTCTAAAATAAAATGCACTTTTTGCATCAGTATTTTTAAAAATAAAAGATACACTTGCTTGTGTATCCCCTGTTATTTTTGTTTCTTCAATTGGACATTCTAATACTTTTGTAGTTAACGCTGTTTTATCTGCAGCATTACCACTCAAATTTCCGCTACCTATTTCAGCATGGTCAAATTGTATTTTCTTTCCCTGCAATGTTTTTGCTGCCAATAGGGCACCTTGCTTTGTTATATAGACTTTTTCAAATCCCATTTTAATCTTTACCTCCTATTTCAATATAATCTTGGCTTGCTAATTGTAAACCTAAATTAGTATTTTGATTTATACTTATATTTTCCTTTTTTTCTTCTGTAGTTATATTTAAGTCAATGTAATCTTGCCTAGACACTTTAGAACCTATGCTTTCATCTGCATTTAATATAGTATCTTCTAGTATTATATCTGTGTTCGGATCAACATTCATATATTCCATATTAGAAACAACTAATCCAATATTATTTTCTTGTATAATTGTTATATCTTCTTTTCGTTCAAATGCTATTGCATTTAGATTTATATAATCTTGACTTGATATTACTGCACCTATAAATTCATTTGCTTTTGTTTCCAACTTGTAGTCTAACATAATATTTGCAGGTATTTGTTTTACCAAGTTAGTTTTTAACATTTCTGCTGCTTCGGTATATACCAAATTTATAGTAATATATAATTCATAATCTTTGGCTTCTAATTTATAGTTATCTTTCCCAATGCTTTCATTTAAAGTATTTATCAACCATTTTAATGTATATGGCACTTTATTATTCATTTTAAAAAGAATATTCATCCTTCTTGCTTCTATTGTTTCTGCCTTGTTTGTAATTCCATATATTTTTTCATATCTATCTAATCCATAAGTCCTAGCAGATTTTACAATTACTTCTCTTAATATACTATCTATCAAATACCTCATACTTTCGATTTCTACATCTTCTGCATCAAAAATCTTATTAAATTCAACTACATTTTTCAGAAATGGTGGCATATATTCTACTAACTTCATTTCAATGTCACCTCTTTCAATGTAGGAATTTCAAACTTCTGTAATTCTATATTTGAAGCCTTATTATTTATAACTGTATTTGCTACATCTATAACTCCATCTGCATTTAGAATTATTGTATCTATTTGAGATTTTCTTATAATAATGGTTTCTGTGTTTTCCCAATTTTGCTTTAATTGTAAGAAATAATCATTTATTAATTGTTTTATTTGTTTTCTTACATTTTCAATAGTTGTAGTTTCAGATATTGTAACAGTAGAAGTTATAGAAATTTCAATTTTCTTAACTGTATCAACTGTTACAACATGTCCAATTGGGGCAATTCCTAATCCTTCATCTGTAAAATCAGGGCATATTTCTTTTTGAACTTTATCAATTAAAACTTGTGAGGCCTTATCAAAATTACTATCTAATATTGTAAGTTTAACGGTTCCTGGCCCATTCCATATTGGAGTAACCTTTACACCACCAACTCCGGCTATCTCTTTTGTTTTATTTTGATAATCAATTATATTTCCACCAAACCCTTGCTCACTTGTGGTCTCATAGTACCTACTTCTCAAAGAATCGTCGCTTTCTTCATCTTCTCCAGGAATTAAAATATCTGTTAGTTCCGCTTTTGCTAAATTTTCTATATAATTTACTGGTATTAAATTTCCAACATAATTATTCCCTATTGCTCCAGCAGTTTCACATTCCATTTTATAGATTCCTTTTTCAATTCTTTCGGTTGCTTTATATACTATATCCTCTATTGTAAATCGCTCTCCTACATCTATGTCCATTAACTTATCGTTTTCATCGTAAAATGTTGCTTTTTTTATTGCATATGTTGCTTCGTTTCTTGTAAGACCAACTTGGTTTGCTAATCTATCTAAATATTCTTCTACAGCAGTATCTGCAAAAACCAAATCTATATTATTTTTTAACAAAATATACATTTGTGCTAGTTCTGCTGCTGCAGGTCCCAAAGCATCATATATAATACTTCCTTCCCTTTTATCAATTTGAGTAGGTACTGTATCTAGCATTCTTTGTAGAATAGTGTCATAGTCAAAATATTCATCTAAATTCTCAATTTTATCTATATCAACTACGCTCATTAAACACTCACCACCTTTTCCGCTTCAAATTCTCCTATATTTGTAACTACTGTAAATTTCACTTTTATTTCATTTCTATTTATTTCAAAATCAAAGTCCTTTACTTCTGTTATCCTTAAATCCTGTAATAATGCTTCAGTTATTACTCTTTCTAATTCAGGAATTACAAAAGTTGTATTTTCTCCGATTAAATGCTTTAGTTCGATTCCATAGTTCCAACTATAAATAAGATGTTCAAATCTTTCTGTATTTAATATACAATATACAGCCTGTTTCATTGCATCAATACCATCACAAAATTTTGAAATAGTATTTTTTTCTATATTCAAATAATATGTCTTGCTTGTTTGTTCTATTGTATCTTGCACATTGTTTATTACAATATTATCTGTATTAGGTGTCATCTTATTACCACCTTTCTTTTAAAATTTATCTAGTACAACAAAGTTATTTCCACCTTGCTGTTGTATTAAAATAACATTATCATTAATTTTTAATGCATTATGTACCATTATACTTTTAGTTCCTTTTATGCTATGCTTATGTGTTAAATCTATATCTTTTTGTTTTACTGATACACTTACATCTCCTGTTACATCATTAGTTATTTTTTGATTATTATCATTTGGAGATATATCAGATGAAACGCTTATATTTGAATCAACCTCTGTAGAATGGCTGTGATTAGCATCTAAAGATGTGTTTTCTGTATTCCAGTCCATAGTCACATCTACTGTATAGTCTTTAACATTTTTAGTAAGCACTAAAAATCCTTTTGTTAGTTTTAATTTTTGATCAACTGTTACTGTTATTTCAAGTGGTTCAACACTTGTTACAGTTCCAAATAAAACAGAAGTAGGAGCATTTGCATTATTTGCTCCTACAGCCATCTTTTTTATCACTTCTCCCAATGAACTACTCATATTTTCCCCCTATTGAGATATAAAGTTTTGGCCTCTTAATGTTAAATCCATAAAATGTTCTCCATTTTTAAAAGTATGCTTTGCTTTTTCTACTAACATAAAGTTTTGAAGTTTAACATCTCCTAAATTCAGATTTACTATTATAAGTGAACCACCTCTAACTCTAATATCCCCTAATGCATTTTTTATTTCTAGGCTTCGTGTTTTTTGATTATATAAATCTAGTAATGCTCTTGCCTTAACTGCTCCGTTGGTTTTTTCATCTATTGTGTCAAAATATTGTAATACTCCCCACTTTTCAATATTACTTGAATCTTTTGCTATATATACTTCTCTTTTTCCCGTGTCGGAGTTATCATATGTAAGTTTTATTTGATTATATGTATCTGAATCAATGGAACTTTCATAATCAAAATTTTCTCCTGTTTCTTCATCTATCACTAATCCTACTTTCATTCTTTCTAAGTTTTTCAAACACAATTTTCCAAAATCATCATATAGAACATACATTTCTTTTCGATTTCTTATTGTTTCATCTAGTGCATTTAATATAATATCAAATAAAGACTGATTACTTTCCGCCTTTTTTGCTATCACATACCCTGTATTTTCAAGCATTCCGGCAATTTAATTGAAAATCACTAGCAATAGAGCGTACCACTTCATCTGCTCTTTTATTTACATATACTCTAGTATCTTTATTTTTTAAATATCGAAGCTGATCGTATGCTGTTGTTTTTATTATTTGTTCCTTATCACGTTTTTTTCTAAACACAAAACCATAAAATAAATTTGTATTATCAACTTTAAATGCTACTGGATTTCCTTCTTCAAAGTTAATTATATCATCTTTAACAACTTTAAATTCTAGTTTTCCAGCAGCACCTTTTCTTTCAGTAGTCCAAGTTATTTCATCTTGAACTACTGGTTCATATACAGTATTTCCATTTTGAATTAATAATTGTTGGCTCATTTTCTTCCCTCCTATGATGGTATCCATAGAACTTGACCTGGATATATCAAATTTGGATTTCTTATTTTACTTCTATTAGCATTATAAATAGTTGTATATTTAGCACCATTTCCATAAAATCTCTTTGCTATATTCCATAAACAATCTCCTCTTTTTACTGTATAATTTTGCCCACTTGGTTTTGCTACTGCAGTATTATTAGTTGTAACTGTTCTTGTAACTGCTGGTGGTCTATATTGTTTTATTGTTACTTGTACCTTTTTGGTCGAATATTCTTTATATTGTTTTAGTTTTATTTTTACTTTTGTATCAAAACCTTCTTCTGTTGTATCAGTTATAGTGTATTCTTCCAACGCCACTTTAATATTAGTATTAAAAATGTCTTTACCATTTGGAAATTTTCTAACAACTATAAACTGAAAAGCAGACCTATTGACTTTTAAATTCTCTAATACACCTAAATAATATTTAGCATTTTGAAAATTGTTTTTATACATTGCAAAAGGATATTTTGTATTAGGTAGTACAACTTCAAATTCCAAACTTGACAATCCTGGATTTTTCAAAACATTTATTTGCGAATAATTTATCAAATCATATGTTTTATTATTATTACTTATTTTTAGTTCAAGTTTACTAGGAGGAATGGGAAGAAGTACATTGCCTAAATAAAAATAATATGCCATTAAAATCCCTCCTATTCATGTACTCCATCTGAAATATATTCTAATTCTTCCTCTAACCTTTTGGTTAAAGAATCAACTATTCCATCAATGTCTGTTTCACTATCAATGTTATTATTGTTAGTCATATTTATAGTTAATGGAACGGTTGTAAATCTATTTATAGTATCTCTTTCTGCTATATCTATTAAATATTTTAAATCTTCATCTGTTATTTGTTTAGTGTTATTGGCTGTGTCCTTTGTATTTCCAGCAATATCTCCTAGTGTATTTCCAAACTGTGATGGATCTATTGTGAAACTCTTATCGTTTAACACATTTTTTATAGCATTTCCAGCACCATTTATCCAGTCATTTCTATGATCTACTCTGTCTTGTCGAGTATTATTCATATCTATTGCCGTATTTTGTATATTGGTTGCTGATGCATTAAGTTTCGTTCCAAATTCACCTTTTAATTGGTTTATCTTGTCGACAGTTCCATCCATTTGACTAGCCATTTCTTGTAATTTTGCATTTCTATCTATGATATTATTTGTCATTTTACTTGCAAAGTCATCAGCAAAGTGTGCTGCTTCAACGGTATCTATTTGCACTCCTGGTATTTTGTTCAACGCTTGAATTATTCCGGTTTACCAACCAAACAACTCCATTATATAAGCCTTGGAAAATACTTAAAACTCCCAAACAAACAGCCTCGACTCCTGTTTGAAATGCATACCAAGCACCCATTGCTCCAAGTACACAAGTTTGAATTCCTAACCATAATGCCATAGCACCTAAAACTATTGCATAAAATACACCTTGAATTCCAAGTCCAGCAACCATTATTCCTAATTTCAATGCATCCCAAACATAAAGAATTCCATAAGCCACCTTGTCATTAGTAAACCACAAATATGTTAGTGCAACAATTAAGGCCATTATCAAAATCACAATCCAAGTAATTGGACACGCTAACAATGCAGAATTTAATCCCCATTGTGCTGCAGTTGCTGCCATAGTTTGTCCAGAATGTAACATTTCTGCCGCTCCTGCAATTCCATGTGCTATTGACAACATACCTAAAAGTCCACTTGCAATCATTGAAACTATATTAAATCCAACATAGGCTCCTACTAATCCAAGTATAACTGGTGCTACAGGTTCTAATACACTTAACAGCCATGATATACCTTCTATTAAGCTTAAAATTGCCTGTGCTGCTAAACTGGCACCATTTATAAACATATTAAACATTTCTTGCACTTGTTGGTTATTTGCTAATGCATTTATTTTATTAAGAACAGGATCTAGTGCTTTTATTGCAATGTTCTTCATTTTTGTAAATACTTGATTCCAAGTCATTGGCATTTTATTAAATTTTGCATTTGTTTCATCTGCCGCTTTTAGCATTGCGTTTTTAACAATTTGTGCACTAATCTTTCCATCCGCTGCCATATCACGAATCTTACCAATTGGAACATTTAAATAATCTGCAATATTTTGAACTATTTGCGGAGCATTTGAAAATACCGCATTTAAATCTTGTCCTCTAAGTACACCTGTTGATAATGCTTGTGTTAGATTATACATTGTAGATTCTATTCCTGTTGCTTCCGTTCCGGATATTGCAAATGTTTTATTTAATTGTTCCGCAAACGCAATTAATTCATCATTTCCTTTAAATGCCTTGCTGGCCTGTAAACCTAGTTTTGTAATAATATCTGTAGTAGTCTGATATGAAGCCCTAGCATTCATTGCAGATACGAAAATTTTATTTTGTAATGCTTCTACACTACCACCATCATCTACAATCAAATTTAATCTTGCTTTATTATTTGTCATTTCATCTGACAAATTAAACAATCCTTTTATTGCAGATATACCACCAACTGCTAATGCAACCTTTTTTATAGTAGAAAGAAGTTTATTTCCATTACTATATGATGTGTTTATACTATTACTAAATTTATCTTGATTTTCTTGTGAATTTTTTATACTATTGTTTAGTCTCTCTTGGTTTGCCTGTGTTTTTCTCACACTATTATTAAAGCTTTCTTGACTATTTTGAGAATTTTTAATACTACTAGAAACATTATCATAATCTTTCTTTAAACCTTCTACTAATCTTCTCTGTTCAACCACACTAGAAATTAAATCTTGTGCTTTTGCACTTTGTGTTCCTTCTGCTGCAATAATCTTTTTAGCTTCAGATTCAACTTGTCTCAGAACCTGTAACTCTGCTTGATATGCTAATTCAGTTTTTACTGCCGATGCATTTAACCTTTCAGCATTATTTATTGCTTTTGTTGGAGCGTTTGACATTTCACTATTCAAGTTTTTAAATCCTGCTGTTGTTTTACTTACATTAGAATGTATTTTTGCAAATACAGAGGAAGCCATATCTTGTACCACTATTGAACTTTTTATAGTAGCCATATTTTCCTCCTTTTAGAAAAATAAGATTATTTCTTTTTAATTTTATTGGCTTCTTCTTTTTCATTTTCTGCTCTTATTTGAACAGATGCAATAACAAAAGCCTTTTCTTTAAACGGAAGATTTAGAAATTCATGCGGAAATTTATGAAGTTTTTGAAGGCAAAAATGTGCATATACAGCATCTCTTTCGCCTTCCTTAATTAGTTTTTTGCTTCTTCAACCGCATCATCTAAACTATATCCATTTATTTCTTGTATTTCTTGCATTAAATCGTCATATTCTCCTGGGTTTAATAAATGTTTTTTCAACAATTTTATTGAATCCATTTCATTATAGAAATCTTGTAATTCAACATTATGCAAATCGGGATAAACAACACATTTATCAGCTAATAATTCTAAATATTTTACAGTATCAAATTCTTGTTTCATTCTTTTTCCTACTTGAACTTGTTTATAACATTGTTTTCTTATTGCATCGTTTTCATCTGCAGTAATGGTTTTTAGTTTCCATTTTTCTACTTTTCCTTCTTTATCTACAAATCTATTAGAAGCAACATATTCAACTTCTTTTACTTCATCTTTCAACATAAAACTTTCTAAACTCATATCTTATCTTTCCTTTCATTAACTATTTTTTTATTTTATTTTTATTGCATACCTGCTAATTGTGTAAATTTTGTTGGATTTGAAAAATCTTCAAATGTAAAGTCAATTTCTTGTTCTAGGAAATCACCATCTACATCAAATGAAGCTAACACTCCACCATCTACATTACATCCTGAAAATACCATTGTGCAAACTCCTGCTGCTGATGTAGGATCGCTATTTGATACTTGTATATCAAAGTATATATCTTCTCCTGTATTTTTGTATCTTTCCATTAGTTCATCAAATATTGATGTATTTTTATATATTGTTATTTTTCCAGTTCCTTTCCATCCTGTTGATTTATTACCAGAACCAGTCTTTCCTAACACATTTATTTCTTTCTTTATTTTTTCAAATTTTGCTTCAAAATCCTTACCTTGCATTAGTAAATATCTTCTGCCTTCAATAGTAACATAGCATTCTGCTAATTTTGCACTAACGGCATCTTTTGCATTCATTGTAATATTTGCCATTTAAAATTCCTCCTTATAAAAAAATTAGAGAACTTAAAAAGCTCTCTTTTATTCTACAACAACGGTCATATATAATTTTTCCATTGCATTTATTACTTGTACACTTGTTTCAATTGTTACTGATTTTTTATCATTTCCAATTGCAACTTTAATATCTTCATCTTCAAAATTTTCAATTGCTTGTAAAGTTTGATAATCTTTGAATAAAGCAACTATATCAGCCCAAAGTGATGTTCTTCCGGCTTCATTGTTTGCTATTTTTCCAAGATATTTAGAATTAAATACACTTGCTACATCAGAAGCAATTTGATCTAGAACTCTTATTGTTTGATTAGATTTAAATTCTTCGCCTTTTTCACTTGTAATATCTACTAAACTATTTATATCTACCAACACTCTAACTTCATCTCCAACTTTATGAAGTATAAATTCTCCATTATCTATTGAATTTTCTAATTGTGCTTGTGTATAATCAGCATTTACTGTATATTCTCCATCATATGTTTTATTTGTATTTGATCTATTTATTTCACAACCAGCAATTACTCCTGTAACCCAATAAACAAGTGCTGAATCATCTTCAACAGTTGTATTCTTAACATTTACAACACCTTCATAGTTTGCTGCATTATTATATACAACCGCTTGGAATTTAATTCCTTGCTCATCTCTCATTCTTTTAGCATATTGAACATATAAATTAGAAGTTGATTCATCTTTAGCAGTACAGCCAACAGCGTTTACTTCATATGATTCTAATTTATCTAAAAATTTTTGGTGTGCTTCTCCACTTACATCTCCATTTGTTCCTCCAGCTAATGCTTTTCCTGCTGTTACAGCAAGAGTTTGTATTTTAAATGTAACATAGTCATTATCTACTAGTTCATTTACTGATTTAACTGTTTGAACATCGACTTCTTTTGTTCCTAAATATGTACTTACATCATATTTATTATCTTCATCAATATTTTTTGCTATAACTATTTTTATGTCATTACCCCTAACCCCACTACATTTTGCTGTTGCAAGGTCATTTGTAGCCTTATTTCCAGAATTTAATCTATAAAAATATGCTTTTTTGATATTTTTAAATAAATCTCTTATTCCTTTTAATTTTTCATTTGAATAATCATAACCAAATATTTTTAATGAATTTTTTGTAAAATTCTCTGATGTAACTTCAATAATGCTTTCATCTTGTCCCCAGTCCATTTCTATTGCCATTGCAGCAATTCCTCTTTCTCCTATTTTAGAAGATGTAGCTTGTGCTGATGCAAAGTTAATATAAGTACCTGGTAACTTTTTATTTTGACTTATAAAATTTCCTCCTCCTAGCATAACTAGTTCACCTTTCCTTTCATATAATTTTTTATTATTTCATCAATTTCTATTTTAGTATATTTCTTATTTTCTCTTAAAACTGCATTTAATAAATCTCTATTACTAATATAGATTTTTGAATTAACTATTTGACTTTTTGTATATTTTTCTTCACTTATCGTTTCCTTTTTAGTTTTCTTCATCTTCTTTTACCTCCCCACTCAAATTATAATCATTCATTTTAGTTGTTTCGTTAATATCTTTCTTTATAAATAATTTATAATCTATAAAGAAATGTAAAATTCCATCTTCTATTTTATGGTTCAATTTATCTGCTCTTATTTTTGATTTATCTGATAATTCTATATATTCTAATTCATATAATGTATCACTCATATCATTTAATACTTCAGTATCTTCATCCATTGCATACCCAATAATTACTATACTTAATAAATCTCTATAAAATCTATCTTTCAATCCTATTTCTTTTTTTTCTTCTCCATTAAGAACTTTTATAAAAAAACAAGGTTTTTCAAGATTTTGTAACTTTTTATCAGTATATATTGGATATTGGCCTTTATCTTTATATAGTAGTGCGATTTTATTTGCTATTCCCTGTATAATCTCATTTACTACACTTTTAACCATTATTTAAACACTCCTCTATATATTTTTTCATTTTTTGTTCTAATATTGCTGGCAACTGTGATTCAAGTTCCTTTTCAGATATAGTCAACATATATTTTCCTTCAACCCAACTTTGTTTTAGTCGTTTGCCCAACGCAGGAACATATCTGCCAGGTTCTTGTCTATGTCCATATTCAACGTAAGATGCATATTTAACTGGATTTTCAACAATGACAATATAGTTGTTACCAAATTTAAAAATTTTTAAAGAATCTGCATATGTAGTTGGATCCGGTACACTTCCACTTTCCGCTTCTGCTTCTGTATTCGCTGTCCATCCTCTTCTTAAAGTTCCACCACTTTTTTTTGTATATTTTTTTTCATTTATTACTTCAAAGGTTCCTTCCCCAACAGGTGTTCTAGGAATAACTTTTGATAGCAACCTTGCTGCAAGTTCTTTGGCTACATCTTTACAGAATTTTTCTACATCTGTTTTCGCTAGTTTTTCAAATTCTTTTTCTAATTTTTCCAATTCACTAAAATCACACATTCCCCATTTAGCCATTATGCCCATCCTTTCCATAATTCCAAAATTATTTCTTGATGCGTATCATAAACTGCTGGCATACCACTATTTTTATACTTTGTGGTTCTTCCTCTGCCTGTTACAATTATTAGACTTCCTGGTTTAATTTCTAGTTCCGGTGCAATAAATAATTTTATTTTTTGTGTTTTCTTTGCTTCTGTATCTGTCTCTGTATTCACATATATATCTTCAAATGAAATTCTACATTTTTTATTTTTAAAAACTTCTGTTTCAACATCTTTAGTTATATTATTAACTATTTTGGGTTTTAACTCATAAATTGAGCACTCCGAATCGTATTGATTTTCAATATTTTTTCTTGCAATCAATGTATATTGGTTCATATTACCACCTCATCTTTCGATGCCTATATAAAGTCTTTTTATACTTTTCTATTAGAATATCATTATCAAAATCTATTGTTCCGGTATTGTATGTTGTCCCATTTATTTCAATTTGTGAGGTTGTATCAGCAAATGTAGTTGTTGTATCTCCTACTTGAATACTTTTAACTTTGACATTTTTGTCCTCATTTTCTTCAGCATCTATACTTTTTACAAATTGATCATCATACTTATTTAAGTACCAATAATCTTTTACCATATTTAGCCATGTTGTATATAATCCCTCTGAAATTATATTTTGGTGTGTTACATCTAATATAATAACTAAAACATCATATATACAATAAACTAATTGTTCATTTGCTTCTTTTTTCTTTTCATCATTTGAAATAGTATTTATAGATAATTCTTTTTTTAGTCTTTCTATAAATTTATCTACATCTATATTAGTTTTATTTTTTATTTTATCAACCATATTTTCACCTACTCTCCTTCTGGATTTTGGCCCTCTCCTGCTTCTTTTTCAGCTTCTTCTATTTTATTTATTATTGTTTCTTTTTTCATGTTAGCAGTTACTTTTATATTTAATTCTTTTGCTCTAGCTTTTAATGCTTCTAACTCTTCATCTTCGCTAGTTTCATTTTTGTTTTCTCCAGAATTTTCTCCTTCATCATTGGTACCGTCATTTATGTCGGTACCATCATTTTGCTCTCCTTCTGGATTTATTGGATTTTCTGGCTCTGTTTTTGGTTCTTCAATTTCTTCAATAACATCAACATATTCTTTGTTCTTTTCAAATTCTTGCTCATCAACAGTAGCTTCATCGCCAATATAACACCATTTATTTGCTAACTTAACTCCTGGTCCTTTTACTCTTACTCTTCTAATCATTATCATTTACCTCCTAAAATTTAATTTAGGTAAGGGAACTTCCCTTACCCAATATTTATTTCTGCTTGGAATATATCTTCAGCACAACTTAATGCTGGTAATGCTGTAGCAACAGCTTTTTCCCATGTGCTTACTGGGTCTTTTCCTTCTTCATACATACAAGCGAAGATTTTTCCAACTGTTCTTACATCAATTGAAGGATCTCTTTGTAATCTTATTTCTTCTGCTGTTGGGCCATAAACTGTTTGTCCTAATGTTTCATTTGGAATCATAACAAATTTATTTTCTGGGAAATATCTATGTTTTGTATATGTTCCATTTGCATTTAATTTTCTATATTTTCTATCATATGTATAAATGCTTGGTAATCCTAAAGAATTTAAATATGTGTTTAATTCTCCAATACTTGCTATTCTTGTACTATCTTTTCCAAATAAAGCATTTACAACATTTTTATTTGATAAAATTTTAGCAAGAATTGTATTTGAAGTTATTACTCTTCCTGGCATTTGATCTAATTTGTTGGCCCATGCAATCATATCATTGATTGGATTAGCTGTATCAGATGACCAATCAACATTTGTAACTTTATTTTCAGTTGGTACACCATAATCAATAGTTGCATTTAATTCATTTTCATCTAATGTTATAACACCATTTGCAATAACATCCATTCTCATTTTTTCTACTCTAGCTCTTACTGATTCAATTAAATTATCGAAATCATTATAAACATCTTTCATTAATGCTTGTCTTTCAGCATCGTTTCTTGGACTTTCTAATGCAATTATTTCTTTTTCTTTTAATTGCATTTTTCTTTTAATTAAAGCTAATTCAATTGCTTTTTTCTCTGCTTCTCTTTGTCCAATTTCTGACTCTGTATCGAATCCATGAACAGAAGCAATTACTGGTGTCTTGCTAGCATTTGTTAATACTTCAAATTCAAGACTTTGTTTTTTTACTTCTGGGAATAACTCCTCACCCATCATTGCTGGGAATTTTCTTTCTTTTAAATAATTTAATACTTCTTTTTGATTAAATAATTCTAATACACTTTTTGGCATAATTAATACACTCTCCTTATTCATTTTTTAAATTTAAAAAGATAGCCATTTTGCTATCCTTACGTTTGATTATCTAAATTTAATTCCTGTCATTGTAGCTTTATCTTCTAAACTAACTTCTGCAGGAAGTCTTGCTTCTATAACATAACCTTC